TCCACGCACAGACAGACCGTCTCGACGCAGCGGCCTTCCGGGTTGTCGACGCCCGTCACGCTCGCCGTGTGCAGGTAGCCCGCGGGATCCGTCCAGCTCGCCCGCGTCGACGTCGACACCTGGGGGTGAAAGGGAAATGTGATCACCCGCATCGCCGTCGAGATCACCGTCCCCGCGGCCAGCCGTTCCAAGTCCTCGCCCGTCGGGGGCCGGATCGCCGCCGAGACAATCCCCGGGTCGAGCGTGACCCAGCTCTCCGTGAACCCGCCGTGGCCGTCCGGGACGGGCGTGCCCCCGTTCTGTAAGGTCACCCTGTGGGGACGTTCGCCGACGGACGTCTTCGGCGCGATCATCCCCATCAGGCCACCGTGACCAGCTCGTACGACGCGATCTTCTCGGCGTACTCATCGCGGCTCAGCGCGTCGGTGAACCGGTCCCGGCCGGTCGTCGCCGCGTGCGCAATCAGGATCCCCATCGCTTCAACGAGTGGCGCGGGGACCTCCGCGATCGACGACCAACCGGCAACGAGTCGCAGCACATACGGCTGGAAACTTCGCAGGTCCGTCGGCCACGCGCCGGCCAGCGACAGCCCGACCCGTGCCGCGATCGGCGCCTCACTGCCCGGGTCCAGGTGGTAGTTCGTGGTCGCGAGCGTCTGCACCACACCGGCACTATCGATCGACGTGATCGACGCCAGCGCCAGCACGGGCCGCCAGGGCAACGTGATCGGCGTGCGGTCCGCCGGCAGCGCATCGAAGGCCACATCGAACGTCTGCGGCAGGAGCGAGAGGCCCGTGTCCCGCTCGACCTTCGCCCGCGCCGCGGCGATGAACCCCAGCATCAGCGCGTCCCGCGCATCGCCGTCGGCCCAATCGAGTCCAGCCCGGAGCTTGCCCTGCGCAAGCGTCAACGGTTCCACGGCGATCGTCCGCGTGAGCGTCCCGCCGGCGCCGGCGACAGTGACGTTCAGTGGAATCGAGACATGCGTGGCATCGATCACCGTCACGACCCGCGAGCCGTCGACCGCCGGCGTCGATCCCGTGTGCCCCGCGACGAGCACCGTGTCCCCAGAGACCAGCCAGTGCGGGGTCAGCGTCTCGAGCACGGAGGCCGCCGCGATCGAGGACGACACGATCGTCACCGCCGGCGTCACGCGGACGGCCACCGCATGCGGCGCGGCCGCGCGACCAGAGCCGGTCGCCCAGAACGGCGGCATGATGAAGCTCATCGTCTGCGCTTCCTCGGATCCCCACGATAGGTCGCGGTGGTGAACTGCCCGGCCGGCAGACTCGCCTGAATGATCTCAGCCACGAGCGGAAGCCCCGTGAGTTCCACCGCCGCGCCGTCCCGCGCCGGGAGCTGCACGATCGCAATCGGCCCGCCGCCGCACGCACAGTGCGCGGCGCCGCAGACGATGCAGGCGCCCGGATCGCGTCGGCCGATCACCGGCGCGTCTTCTTCGCCTTTGCGGGCTTCGCAGCCTTCGCCTGGGGGGGCTGCTCCAATTCCTCGACCGGCAGGTTGCCCTCGCCGCCCAGCTTCCCGGTCGCGCGCGCCTCAGCCGCGCGCTCGTCGTCGGCAGCAGCGGCCGCCGGTGGCGCGACCGGCGGCGCCTCGCGGCGCCTGGCGCGCGCGTTGGATTCGCCGGGGCCCGGGCCCGGTTGCGTCACGCTCGAGGTCGTCGTCTCGACGACGATGCCGCCGGTCGTCTTCGCCATGCCGTTACTCCCTCGTTCACCGGGTCCGCACGAGCATCGTCAGGACCGTCACCTTGTTCACCCGCAAATACACATCGGCGTCCCACACGGCGCCAGACCGACCATCGAAGATGAGGCCCCGCTTGAAGAACACCGCGTGCTCGCAGCCGTCGCGGAATTTCACGCCGAGCATCCCGCCGCCTTCGTCGAGGTCATCGAGATCGAACCGTTTGCGCTCGACGAACTCGACGCCGAACGTCGTGGCCGCCCGCTTTAAGTGCGGCCACTTCGCGCCAAGGGTCAGTACGCGCGGCTCGACGGCCGCGATCGCAACCAGGGCTTCCGAGTACGACACGCCGACGCACATCGCGAAGGCGGCAATCGTGCAGTCGCCGAGATGCTGTTCCCGCTGGCCGACGAACCGGACGATCGGCTGGTCGTCCACGGCCCAGGGGCTTAGCTGATCACAACCCCGTACGGGGCGCTCACCGGCACCCAGTGCGCGTTGTCCGCGAGCAGTTCGATCGTGTCGCCCACCGCCGCGAAGGTCATCACGTCGAATGCGGCACCCTTCCCGCCGAGGCCTTCGGTGAGCGTCACGGTATGCGCGAACGCCGTGCGGGCGGTGATGATCAGCCGGATGCCTTCATCCGCGGCCGCCGGCGGGGCCAAGGTCATCGCCGCGGCGCTGCCCTTCGTGATGGCATGCACGCCGTCGCTGATCGTGATCGCGCCGTTAGCCGCATAGGCCACGTCGGCGTCGCTGTCCCCGCGGACCATCTGATTGCGGGTCGCGTCGTATCGAGGCTGTCCCATCTGCGCGCTCCTACTTGTAGGTGATGAACCACATGACTTCGTTGGCGGCGACCTCGGCGACGTCGGTATCCGCCGCGCCCGTGACCAGGGCACACGTCAACGCGGTCGAGAAAAACGCGCCGTTGGGAAAGGTCACCGACAACGCGCCGCTGGTCGCCGCCGGCGGGATGGCCAGCCGCAACCACGGCGTGGACGTGCCTGGGGCCGCGCTCGCGGCCGTCAGGTTGTAGCACTTGAGATAGCGGGCGGCGGCGTTCGTGTTCGTCGCGGTGATCGTGTAGACCGCGCCGGCACTCGTCTTGACCGCCGTCTCGTCTTCGGTCACCCCGACGCTGATCTTGGTGTGGGTCGTCGTCGCGTTGGCGATCGCGCCTTCGGCCCGGTTCTGCGCCCGGAGGCTGGTGACCGCCGGGACAAGCCCGGCGATCACGAGACAGAGCGCGCTGAGGACGAAGAGTCGCTTCATGGCCTTAGTTGAGGCCCGTGCTGGTCCCGAACGCGGCGGGACGGTACACGGCGAGGGCCAGCCGACGCTCGGCCCTGATAGCGACCAAGTTCTTGATGAAGAAGTCGCTGTGGCTGTTGCTGACGTCGACGCGCATCCCGCCGAGGTCGAAGATCTGCGCGCTCGACTTGAACGAGCCCGTCAGCGACGTGTTGGCCACGATCGACGGGGACACCGCGACCGGCAGCCCCCAGAGCGTCGCGGCCTGCGGGCCGGCGAAGGGGCCGCTCCCGTAGTACTGGCCGTTGGCATCCTTGGCGAGCTGGATCGTCTGCCAGTTGGTCGGGTTGATGACGTGGCCGTCGGGCATCACGAAGGACGCGTTGAAGATCTTCATCTGTTCCTTGAAGATCGCGTCCGCGTTGGTGTCCGCCCCGCGCGCCTGCGCCGCCGTCAGCCCGACGCGGTCGAGGATGCCGGAGATGTTCGGGGCGGTGCCGTCGCCGTTGAGGAGCTGGTCCTCTTCGGTCAGATCCACCCCCAGCCGGAGGCGCGCATCGATGTAGGCGCGGATCTGCTTGACGTCCTCGAGCATCTGCTCGGTGACCGGCAGCCAGTGCGCGATCACCTGGACCAGGTCGTTGACCAGGTCGAAGATGAGCGTGGATTCCGGCTTCGCGGCGCCTTCCGCGACCGCGGCGGCGGTGTTCGTGAAGGTCGTCTCCTTCATGTAGGAGATGTTGTTGGAGTCGGTCGAGCCGGGCGCGAGCAGATCCCGCACGGTCAGCCGCTTGAAGAGGAGCGGCACGATGCCCGGCCGGAAGTCCGAGATGATTAGATCACCGCCGCTGGCCGCGTCCTCGGTCAGCGTGGCCGCGTGCATCTCGATCAGCTCCGCAACCGGCGTGTGCCAGCTCCGCGTCCCGTGGTGCAGCTTCTTGACGAAGAACTGCCCCGTCGCGGACTCGATGAACTGCTGGCCGAGCGACTTCATCGCCCGCGGCTGGCCGGCGGCCGTGCGTGGCGTGGTCATGCCGGCGGTCAGGCGCTCGATCTCGGCGGAGAGATTCGCGTCCCCCTTGGCGGAGGCGATGCGAGCCTTGAGCGCGGTGCCCTCGTCGATGAGCTTCTGGACGGCGGCCTTCTCCTCGGTTGTGAAGAGGCGCCCGGTGATGACGGTGCCGTCTGCCGCGGTCTCGGTGTGGGCCTGGCAGGCCAGGGCGGTCTTTTCGAAGAGCGCGGAGGCCTCGCCGGTCTT